TTTTTCTTGGTTGTATATAACTCTCTATAAACAAATAGATAATTGTCATGGTCAATAGCAATCCATAAGCAACAAGCAGGAGAAGCATACCCCCAATCACAAGCACGAAACTTAATCCAGTTACGAGGTATTTCAAAAGGTTGTATAACATGGACATCTCTATTAAATTCTGGAAAAGCAGAACCTTCAAAGGCATCCCAATCTCCTTCTAAAAATTGTTTTCGTTGTACTTCTGGTAATGATGATAACATAATCATATAATCATCTGTTTGCATAAGATATGGATTATCTTGTAATTTTGCTGATATAAACTTTTTAGTTATTTGTTTGACACCTACAGGTGTTTCTATCTCTACAGTAAATGGTGTATTAGGTTCTTCTGGTTCAACAAACATTTCTTTAACCCATGTTGAGCCAACATTACCCGGATTACCTGTTGCTCTCATAAATACAGGTATCTCTGGGTCTACACTACGAAGTGATGAACGTAAAAAGTTATATATATCTGGAGTTGGAAATTGAGGTAATTCATCAATACCAATCCATGTATAAGATTGTCCTTGGTAACGAAGTACATCTGTTAGATTTTCTGCATAACCAAATTCAATTCTAGCACCGGAAGGAAATCGCCATTCTTTTTCTTGTTCTCTCCACTTTGCTCCTATAAATGCTCTAGGATATAAGCGTTGTGAGTGTGAGATTAAATCTCTAAGTTCTGGCATTGAACGTCTAAGAAGCAATGCTCTATGATGCTGTTTATGACAATATCGCAAAGGGTCAATAAGCATAGCGTAGGATTTACCTCCACCTCTTGCTCCACCATAAAATACTTCTTGTTCACTTGCCGCAAGAAACTGTGTTTGAGGGCCATCGTTAGGTTGAAAGATAATTTCTTTTTCTGCTATAACATCTTGTATACTAGGTGCTAAGTCTTCTAATTTATCTTCTTCAACAATTTGTGAATTTTTGCCTATAAGGACATCTTCTATTTCTTTTAAATTCTTTTTCTTTGTTTGTGCTTTTCGTTGGGCTAATACATATTTTTCTCTAGCCTTTTCTACTTTTTTCTTTTCTGCATTTAATGTTCTTGTTGCAGATTTTTTTGCTTTAACAAATTTTTCTTTAAGAGTTTGTGTTTTAGCTGATACTGTTGTTGTTCTTTTCCTACCTACTTTTTTCTTTTTAGGTGGTGCAATATCATCTACCATTTTCTACTTAAAATTTTTCTTAAACCCATACCAGTTACTTTTCTACCAGTCTTTCTAAACATCCAATCTGCTACTTCTCTATAGGAAGAACTTTGAATATATTTTCTTGCCTGTTCAATAGCATCTATCTCATCTTGAATAGGTTCTAAAAAATCTGGGTCGTTAGATTGTTTATACCCAAAGGGTATTACTCTTGATTTTCTTTTACGAAGAAGAATCTTCTCCTGCTCCTCCATCCTTGGGAGGGAGAATAAAGATTCCGGAGATTGATTTGAGATTGACATCTAATTTTTCCTTTTTTGTTAATCCTACTCTATCGAGTATTTGTTTAGCCGCCTCAACTCTTATACTAGCACCGGGTACACTACCATCCTCATCCATTGCTTTAACTAATCCCATAGTTGCTTTTGGTGAGTATGAAGCCATTACCTCTTCTGCTCTTTGTAATATTTCATCCTTTAGTGATTTAATTACTTTTGGATATGAATGTTCTGAATAACCTGCTATTTCTCCTGCAAGTTTTGGACTGCCATTAGCTTCTCCAAACAATGCGTTAAGAAATGTTTTTTGTTGGTCTGTTAGTTCTTTTGTTTTTTCTTGTGTTACTAGGTTCATCTTTAAATAATTTCATCCAATCAAGTCTAGGGCCATAATATATTGATTTGCATTTTTGATTCTTCCAATCAGTTTCCCAATACCATTGCCAATAGTATTTTACTTCTTTTTGTTTGCTTGACAAAATTTAGCCGCCGATTCTCTACTACCAAAACCCCATGCTTTTAATGCTAGTGCATAACGAGTAGGTCTTCCTTTTGAATCTTTCATCGAACCTTTCATACCTGCAAATCTACAAGCAAAAGAAACTCTTCGTGGATTTTTTCCTCTCTTAACAGGAGATTTTAAATTACCACCATCTTTAGCTTCAAAATGTTTTCTTCCTGCCTCATTTAATCCACCTTTAGGATTTTTATGTCTTTTAAGAACCATTATGCTTTAGCTACTTTTTTTGCCTTTGCTGATAATTCTTTAAAATGAAATAATTTTTTAGAACTGGCTGTATGTGTTTTACCAGAATGTAATGTACCATCTTTCATTTTGTGTGTAGCACCTTTCCATTCTTTTCCGTCTTTTGTATAATGTTTTACACCCTTCATGCAAAGCTCCTATATGCTCTTGTTTTTCTAGCTATTGATTTTGGTTGCTTAGATACTTGCTTACCAGATTTTTTAGCTTTTCTTTTATTTCTTGTTGTTGCCGCATACTCTTGTGAACTTAGTGCTTTGATTGCCGCACTAGGTAAATATCTTTCTCCAGTTACAGAACTTTTCTTTCCAGATTTAGTTCTCCACTTTTGGTTACTCCATGCTTTTAAACTTCTTTGTGATTTAGCTAAAGCCATTAGCCTCTACAACCGCCACAGCTTCCACCACAGTATTCACACATCATACAGTTACCCTCTTTTTATTTTTCTTTAACATAGCAAAATCTTTTCCTGTTATTTTTCCTCTAGGTTTAGCTACTCTAGCTATTGCCATTTGTTTTGCTGTTAATTTTTTTTTAGCTTTTATCACGATTTATATCCTCCACCAGATTTTTTATAAGCCTTTGCTAATGCTTGAGCTTTTCTTGCAGACCATTGACCTGCACCTGTTCCATGAGAAGCTTGAGCTTTAATTCTATTAAAGATTGCTTTACGTTTTGTAGGTTGTGTATAGTTACCGGCTTTATTAACTGTTGATTTAGCTTTTGGTTTCATTATATATTTCCAAATACTGTCATTGGTGCTTCTTCATTCCAAAAAGCCGCTACTAATCCATAAGGGTCATTTGTCGGATAACCTAATTCATTTATATTAGATATTTTCTGTGGTAAATTTATATCCACTGATTCTTCTGTTTTTTCTTGATTCGTCTTTCCTTCGACCATTCTGGAACCTCCTTTATTAATCCTAATTTTTCTTTTTGTTCTCTTTCTACAAATCCTATTTCTGCGGATTCTAAAATTGTTTCTCTTGCTTTATCTTCTTTACCACCATTATCAGAAATGGTAGATATATTAGGAGCAGTAATAACTAGTTCTATAAAAGGTTCTCTACAAGGCCACTTTCTTTTATGAAGAGGTAGGTTTTGTGTAAAGTGCTCTTTTGTTTTTTTATTATAATATTGATATGTTGGCATTATATTGTTGTATGACCCATAAATTTTTTATCTTTAGGGTTTCTTAATTTTGCTTGTTGTACTTTTTTATCTTTAGGATACAGTTGTTTAATTTCTTTTATTTTTTGATTTAAAATTTTAAGTTCATCTTTTTTTAACTCAATAGCTCCCTCACCTAATCTTTCAATAGATTTTATTTTTTCTCTAATTTTTTTAATTTGTAAAACAGCTTTGTCTTCTTTACTTTTAAATAATCCAAATAACGCCATGGTATTTAATCCTTCTTATAATATGGTTTTGGTTTCCCTCTAAAATTTTGTATAACATAACCACTAGGTTTACCTTTAGGTTTATTAATAGGCTTAACTGTTTTTGGTTTAATCTTACCTCTAGCACCACGAGTAACTGTTGTAATATTTGCATCTTGAAATTTTTTAAGGGCTATTGCCGCTTTCTTTTTTTCAATAGCTAATTCTCTTTTGGCCATTTCTTTAGCAGTTAATCCCTTTGCTTTTGGGATTACCTTTTTAACATTTTTTACTATACCATGATTTTTTGCAACTTGCATAATAGCGGCTTTGCCATATTTTTTTAAAGCCGCTCTTATTCCAAACTGTGCTATAAATTTAATTATAGTTAGCATTAGTCTTTTAGATTTCCAAACCCACCAAGTTTAAATAATTTTCTAAACTCTTTAGGGTTTTCTTTTTTTAATTTATTCATACGGACTTGATACTCATTACGACCATCACCAGATTGTATTTTAGTTAAGTCACCTTTTTGTTTAACTAATGCTCTGACTCTAGATTCGTAAGTATCTACTCTGTTATTATAAAGTTTTCTATCCTCTAGACTTTGTTTTGCTTTCATTGATTTTACTGCGGCATCTTTAGACCTTCTAGCAAATTCTAATGCACCTTCGCCTCTACCTGTTCCACCAATTGATTTCTTAGGGTCTGGGCTAGGTTTATCTTTTCTCTTAATAGTAATATTATTACCTTTATCTTTTTTAGATAAAGCCGCAATAAGAGCCGCACCACCAAGTCCACCACCAACAATTATTGGTAGTATACTTTTAGGTTTACCTTTAACAACTGGTTTAGGCTTACTTACAGGTTTAACTGGTTTAGGCTTACTCTTAGGATTAACCTTTGGTTTAGCTGTTTTTACTGGCTTAGTAATAGGCTTTGGTTTAGACTTAGAACTAACCGGTTTTGGTTTATTTCTAGGTTTTGGTTTTGTTGCCTTAGTAACTGGTTTGACAGTAGTCTTTGGTTTATTTTTAGGCTTTACCTTAGTTGCCTTAGTAACTGGTTTAACAGTAGTCTTTGGTTTATTTCTAGGTTTTACCTTAGTTGCCTTAGTAACTGGTTTAGCTTTTGTAACTGGTTTAGGTTTAGTTCTAGGGTTAATAGTCTTAGGCTTACTTTTAGAAGTAACTTTAGGTTTAGGCTTAACAATAGGTTTAGGTTTAGATTTACCTCTAACTGTTCTATCTTTAGCTTTTACTTTAGACGCAATGTTTTTAGCTTTTGCTGTCTTTGCAACGTATTTAACTTTAGACCTTGCTTTAACATTCTTAATAGATTTAACTACTTTTGCATTAGCAATTACCTTTGCTCCATATTTAGCCGCCGCTCTCTTTACTCCGTTTTTAATAACATATCTTGCTATTACAGGTATAGCCACTCTTCCAATTGTTGTTGCAAGAAGGTATCCCCCATATAATAATGGTATCGCCATTTTAACCTCTCCTCATTTTGCCGGTTGATGTTCTCCTAAATGACCTGTTTTTAGACCTTGGCACAACCCTCAAATTGTGTGGTCTATTGTCACTTGGATTTGCGTTAACGTGATGAACATCTTTACCACTACCTTTCTTTACTAAGCCATTCTTTTGCATTAGTCTTCGAGCCTTGTCTCGGGATGTTCTTTTTGCTATTGCCGCAGGTTTACCTTGGTAATTAGCGTATTCTTTCTTATAGTTTCTTCCTGTAGACTTATTACGCATTCTCTTTCCTGTTGAAGGATTAAGAACCATTATCTACCACCATATCTGTATTTAGCTTTTCGTAAGGGTCTAGCCCCTTGTTCAGCTTTACCTAATGGTGTCTTCCTTGTTCTACTAATAGGTCTATTTTGAAACTTCTTCTTTGCCATTGCTGTAGGTAAATCCTTTGCAAATGGGTTAATAACCCTAGTCTGCTTTGCAGTCTTGGGATTTTGTCTCTTTGACCTTAGTGTTCTTTTAATTACTTTGCCTACCATTACTTTTGATGTATTAATCCTCTACCTTCAAACCACTCTTTTCCGTAGTTTACTGTTATCTCTTCGCCTTTTTGTATATCTTTCTTTGCTTTAAATAGTAATACACCTTCTTGTCTTAAATCTATTTCGTATTGAGCATTGTTTTTAGGGCTAGAATTATACATACTGCCATATCCAAACGCTACTGCATAGCAATGGTCATCAAAATCAAACACATAATCAAGCATTTTGCCAAGAATGTGTTCTTTGTATACCGCTATAAATGGTGCTTCTTCTATTATTTGGCCTTTTTTAAAGGTTTTCTTTGCAAAAACTCCTCTAGAGCCTATTTTTGATAATCCTACTCGTATATCCTTTATGCACTGCAGGTCAGACATTCCTCATACTCCTCAATTATTGGTTGTTTGGGTGTACGGGGTGTAGTTTCAACTTGTTTTACTGTATTTTTTAATTTGTAGTTCTCACTTCTTAGGGCAGTTCTATCACTATAAGCATTTTCAAGCTTATCATACAGGTAATTTTTGTCTTGTTTAAGAGATTCTATATCTTTTTTAAGTATATTGACTGTTTGTGTTAATTCTGTAATCATTTCATTTGATGTCATTGAAGTCTCCCTGTATTTTGAGTATAGATACCTATGGGAAACTAATTTATCCCATTGGTGCTTATGATTGTGGAACTCGTGTTTAGTGTTGTGGTGAGTTCCCCTCCCACCAATGGAATTATATATATATTTTTAGCGTACAGCCTTTTTATGTCATCTTTAGCGTGTGTGCTTTATTGCTTTTAAAAATATATATACTCCCTATTATAGCGTCTATGAGCAAGTTGTCAAGTATTATTTTTATTTTTTATTTTTTTCTTGACAAAATGGTATATGACTGTATAATAGAGGTACACCCTTAGAGGGGGCCTTAACGTATATAAGGTATTATTAACCCTTATAATATAGTCACCAATAATAGTACAGAATACCACATAAATTCCTAGCAATACAGCCCCTAAAGTAGTTTCAATTGATATTTAGCATTTCTCCAGTGTTATTGTATATATATTAGTAGGGGTAGGGGGGTGGCAGGTGCATGGGCATGGAACTCTCTCCGAGGGAACTATAAGAATACAAAAAAATATCCCACAGAATAACACCTGGCACATTTCTAAAGTTATATTTAAATATAAAACTAAACATTCATATATAAATAATTGTAGTTTCAACTTTATGAATAGGTAAGGTAAGATAAAAATTTGTATCTAATAAGTTTCAAATATACTTAATACATTCATATATAAAACTAAATATTTACTAATGAATAACTAAAGCTTGTTTAAATCTTGCGTCAGATGACGCATAAAAATATATTAAATATTTCTTGTTATGCCTACCAAATCTAAAACAGTATTGCGTGAATGCGTCAGTATGTTAATGTATCCTTAGATTAAAAAATATGGGTTATAAGTCATATTTGATAATAAAAAAGTTATCGTTAGAAAAACTGACTTGCACTAACCAGAAGATTATTAATCCTACACTTATAAAAAACTAATTATAAAAATAACTTTATAATTAAATTAATTTGTTTTTAACAAAGGAAAAAAAATGAAAACTAAAAACAAAAATAAAGTGACTAAAAATAAAACTACTAAGCCAAGCAAAGCAATTAAACCAGTAGGCAAAGAAATAAAAACTTCGTCTTTTGGTAAATTGTTTTATGGTAACAATGTTGAAAAAAATATTATTACTAAGGCTAATAGTTTAATGAATGCAATTACAGGAATTAAACAAAAACAAATTCCAGAACTTGCATTGGCTTTAAGACCTTACATGTTAGAGAATAAAAAAGTTTCTTTAACAATGGCTCAAGTTAAAAAATATGTTTTTAATTTAGTAGGCTATAAAACCATTACAAAAGAAGGGTTATTGGTTCGCAATGAATCTTTTGAAAGTAATGTTGCAAGGGCGGTTAAAGTTGCTTTTTTGATGGACGACAAAAAAACTGGTTTTAATATTAATTCAAAACTAGAAATTGTCGCTCCTTCTAATGTTCTGTATCCGATGACTAATAATTTTACACCTAAAGGGAAAAAATTAAAGCCAACGAAAAACACAGACCCGACACCAATAAAAGCTAATATTTCAGAAATGGAAAAAATATTTGCAGAAAAAATATTGGGTCAAAAAAGCGATAACAATAAAAATAAGCCAACACCTAAAGACACAAAAGTGAAAGAGGTGTTGATAGACTCTAAATTAAAAGATGTTAAAAATTATTTATTGGGTTTAAATTCAATGAGTATTGACGCTTTAACTGAAAGTAATTTTAAGGGTTCAGTAAGAAAAGAAATTGGCGAAATTGCAACGATTGCAAGTTTACTAATTGCAAAAGTTAGAACAATAGACACCAATGAAAAAGGAAAAAATGAGACTAGCAATCCAGTTTTATTTTCTTCTAAGTATTCTAGTCAGCATCAATGGGCAACAGCACATTTAAGAAATGCGGTTAAGAATCTTTCAGAGGAACCAAAAGTTGCTAACTCTAAATAAATAAATATAATCACCCCCTAGCATTAATTTGTTAGGGGGTTTTTTTTGGCTTATAGCTTGGATTATTTCTAAGCTATAAAAAAATTTTTTCTTATGGAACTATCTGTAATAAAAAT